CCAAGAGGTGTAAAGAATCTTGCACAATACTCTTGTCCAACAAACATTTATTCTAAGGGAACACCAATTCATGTTCGAGGTTCTCTACTACACAACAACTTATTGAAATCCAAGAACCTCGACATGAGATATGAAATGATTAAGAACTCAGATAAGATTCGTTTCTCATATCTCACAACACCAAACCCAATCAATGAGAATGTCATATCGTTTATCAGTTCACTTCCTAGGGAACTAGATTTACATAGATTCATTGATTATGATATGCAATTTGATAAAGCATTTACAGAACCATTAAAGAATATCGTAAACTTAATTAACTGGAATGTAGAACCAGTTGCAAGTTTAGATTCATTCTTTGGTTAGGAGATACTATGAAACACATGATACGTTGGATGAAGATTAATGCATTTATTAATCTATATCTCGGAATAATTTTAACATTCGTTTTGATTGCACTGGTAGTGGATATCACACTGGACAGTTATTGGCATTCAAATGACTTCAAAGATTTACTTTTAGGTAAAGATGTGGCACCTTCTGATTAGTATAAAGTTTTATGTGTATAGTGTATTGATTGCACATACATTGATAATGTTTTATATGTTCCCAATAATACCAATTGCAATAGGTTATATACTTCTTGCAGCCTCATTAGGTGGTTTTGGTTTGTATATTGCATATGATTACGATAGAACATTTACCCAATACAAGAAAACCCAAAATCCTATGGATTGGGACTTGTTTGACACTAAATACTCTAGGAGTTAGATTCTCAGTTGGAGGTCTAATGAAATTAATCCATAACGGAGTAAACAATGAAAATAGCATACTTTGCTATTTTTGTGGGTATATTACTTCCTTCATGTGCCTCGGTTGGAGCAGTTATTGAAGGTGGTAAAGAGTTTACAACTGGTGTTGTCGATGGAGCAGTTCAAGGAACTCAAACATTGGTAAACGCAGTTGCAGATGATGTAGTCTCAGTTGGAACTTTAGCAGCTAATACTGCAACAGGTGTTGTTAACACTGTAGCAGACGAAGTTGATAGACAGACAGATGAACTACAAGAGGAAGAGAAAACTGAAAAAAAGTAGAGGAGGTCATTCCGACAGTTGTATTACTGGAGGCTATGATGCTCTATTGTTCAGAGTTCCCACAAAAATGTAGAACTAGAAGAGGGGACTAACTAGTCCCTTCTTTTTTATTATAAATAAGAGTAATGGCATATAGTAAACAAGTGATTGAGAGGTTCGAAGGTGTTTTAAATTCACCCGAACAATTCTCAGTCGGAAGATTCGACCCCAACGACCCGAATGTTGCAACAGGAATGACGGGTGCTCCCGCATGTGGTGACGTTATGAAACTTCAATTGAAACTAAATCCCGATACCAATGTTATAGAAGACGTAAAGTTTAAAACATATGGTTGTGGAAGTGCAATAGCAAGTTCAACTATGTTCGTTGAAATGTTAAAAGGTTTAACTATAGAAGAAGCCAAGGAAATTAAAGATAAGGATATTGCAGACGCATTAGAACTTCCACCTATAAAACTACACTGTTCAGTGTTAGCAGAAGATTCAATTAAACGTGCAATCCAAAACTGGGAAGAAAAATAATGTATGAGTATAAAGTAAGTGTTGTCAAAGTCGTAGATGGAGACACTATTGATGTGGATATCGATTTAGGTTTCGGTATGGTTTACAAAAAACAAAGAGTTAGAATGGTTGGAATTGACACGCCAGAATCTAGAACTAGAAATAAAGTAGAAAAACTATTCGGTAAAGCAAGTAAGAAACACCTTAAAAAACTACTAGAGGAGTGTGAAAGTGTATCACTTGTATCACATGATAAAGGTAAGTTTGGTAGAATCTTAGGAACACTATATGCACACCATATAGAAGGTCACCCAGTATTTGGACATAAAGTAGATATAAATAAACAAATGATTTTAGATTCACATGCAGTTCCATATAACGGAGAGAATAAAGATTTAGTTGAAGAACAACACTTGGATAACAGACAAAGAGTTATGCACCAAGGTTATGTATCAGAAGAGGACATAGAGAAAGTATCATGATTATATCACCTATGGATTGTTTCTATATTCTAATGATTGGTGTAATCTTTGCATTTATCATACACTTAGAAGTCAAAGTATCTTCCCTACTTACTATGATGGAAGAACATGTCAGAATAGACGATAGACTTTGTGATATTTCAAAAAAATTAGATAAAACCCCCTAGACAATAACAGACTACATATGTATAATAGAGTTATACATTATGGAGAAGTGTTATGTCATTTATTAAAGACTTAGTTAAATCCTCGGGAAATGAATATGCAAATATCGTTTCAGACGGGGTTGCAGCTGGAGACGTAGATACCTTTGTTGATACAGGTTCTTATGTTTTCAATGCATTATTAAGTGGTTCACTATACGGTGGATTACCCTCAAACAAAATTACTGCAATCGCAGGTGAATCTGCAACTGGTAAAACATTCTTTGCATTAGGAATGGTTAAACAGTTCCTTGCTGATAATCCCGAATCTGCAGTTATCTACTTCGAATCTGAATCTGCAATCAGTAAACAAATGATTGAAGAAAGAGGAATCGATTCAAACAGAATGGTTATCGTGCCTGTGGTGACTGTTCAAGAATTCAGAAAACAGGCAATATCCATACTTGATAAGTATCTTGAAACACCCAAGGACAAGAGACCACCTATGATGATGTGTCTTGACTCACTTGGAATGTTATCAACTACTAAAGAAATCGAGGACACTGCCGAGGGTAAAGAAACCCGAGACATGACTCGTGCTCAAGTTGTTAAAGGTGCATTCAGAGTTCTAACACTTAAGTTAGGACGTGCTGGTGTTCCTATGATTGTGACTAACCACACTTATGATGTGATTGGTTCTATGTTCCCTCAGAAAGAAATGGGTGGTGGAAGTGGTCTCAAATATGCAGCCTCTTCAATTATCTATCTTTCAAAGAAAAAAGAGAAGGAAGGAACCGAAGTCGTTGGTAATATCATTCATTGTAAGAATGCAAAATCTAGATTGACCGTAGAAAATAGAATCGTTGATGTCAGATTATCATATGATAAAGGACTCGACAGATACTATGGTCTTTTAGACCTTGCACTTGCAAGTGGAATCTTTGAGAAAAGTTCTACAAGAATAAAATTACCTAATGGTAAAACAGAGTTTGGTAAAACAATTAACAACAACCCCGAGAAATACTTTACAGAAGATGTAATGGAAAGACTCGAAACAGTAGTAGAAGGATACTTTAAATATGGAAACACGAATAGAACAGACGATTCTGAAGAATCTGATTCAGAGTGAAGAGTTTGCACGAAAGTGCGTCCCATTCATTAAGTCAGAGTATTTTGCCGATACTGATGAAAGAACTGTATTCAATGAAATACATGAATACTTTCAGAAGTATACTAAACCACCAACTGTAGAAGCACTTCTCATAAACCTAGACAACAATACCTCATTGAATGAGAATATTGTTAAAGGTTCAAAAATTATAGTTGATAGGGTAGGTAAAGATAAGGAGACCACACCAAGTGAGTGGTTAGTGGAAGAAACGGAGAAATGGTGTAAGGATAGAGCAATCTATATTGCAGTCATGGATTCGATTGAAGTCATTGACAAGAAATCACAGAGGTCTACTGGTGAAATACCCGAGTTATTGAAAGACGCACTTTCCGTGTCCTTTGACACAAACATTGGACATGACGTGTTAGAAGATGCAGATGCAAGATTTGAATTCTATCATACGGAAGAAGAGAAGATTCCGTTTGACTTAGAATACTTCAACAAGATTACCAAAGGTGGATTACCTAATAAAACACTTAACATTGTTCTTGCTGGAACTGGTGTTGGTAAATCATTGTTTATGTGTCACCAAGCTGCTTCATGTCTTATGATGAACAAGAATGTTCTATACATTACTATGGAAATGTCAGAAGAAAGGATTGCAGAGAGAATCGATGCAAACACTATGAATGTTCCTATGAAAGAACTACCCGATTTGTCTAAGAAAATGTTTGACAAGAAAGTCGACAAACTAAAAAACAAAACTAAAGGTAAACTCATAGTAAAAGAATATCCAACTGCTTCTGCACACGTAGGACACTTCAGACACCTACTACAAGAACTGGATATCAAGAAAGACTTTCAACCCGATATCATATTCATTGACTATCTGAACATATGTGCAAGTCATAGAATCAGGCCAGGAAGTGGTGCAAATTCATACACATTGGTGAAGAGTATTGCAGAAGAGTTACGTGGACTTGCAGTAGAGTTTGACGTTCCATTGGTAAGTGCAACACAAACCACAAGAAGTGGATATGGTTCAACAGACATTGGACTCGAAGACACTTCAGAAAGTTTTGGTTTGCCTGCAACTGCAGACTTAATGTTTGCATTGATTACCAGTGATGAACTAGAAGAACTAGACCAACTCGTAGTGAAACAGTTGAAGAACAGATATAATGACCCTACAATATTCAAAAGATTTGTAATCGGTATTGATAGAAGTCGTATGAAACTCTATGATTGTGAACAAGAAGCACAAGAAGAGTTATTTGAGAATGCAGAGAGTGTTAATGACGATATTCCAGTGTTCGATAGAGGAAGGAATGATGGACAGAAGAGAGACTTCAACGACTTCACATAAAAACCCCCTTTACAGACCACCTAAATAATGTTATACTAGATGGTTCTATGAATAAAGCGATAAAAAGTTCTGAGGTTATTTTAAAGATAACGGAGAAAATTGAACTCAAGAAACAATTGAGAGATGCACGTGCATCTAAAGACTCTAAAGAAATAGAAAAAATATCTAAAAAAATTGCAAAAATAGAGTCTAAACTGTCTTCCTCACCCCTTGCAAAATCCTAAATAATAACATAGATTACATACACTATAGTTAATCACGGAGAATTTATGTCTAGAGCAGAAGGTAAAACTAAAATACAAGCAGAAATGGATAAACTCAATAAGAGAAAAGACTATCTTATGGGTGTTAACGGAACATATTCATTAAACTCACAACCCGATTCAAGTGATTTTGCTGCTGATTACGCTGCACAATCAAAGTCTGATTGGACTGGAAACGGAAGAAGTGGTTGGTTATCTGCATGGAAAACTGCAAACTCTTCACTAACTAAAGACGAATCATGGAATATGCCTGCAGACACAAGCACCGCAACTCATGCTGACCATTTACAACATTTATTCAGAAAACACGAAGAGACTTCTTCTAACTTTACTACAAGTGATAAACCAGTATCAGACATAGTAGCTGAACTTGCAACACTTCAGACAGACATGGACGATATACTTGCTGGTGAAGCAGCTGGTGACGTTGACCAAGTCGACCCAAGTTAATAAACAAAAAAATACCATAAATAGTAGTAATACCACCAAGAATGTGGTATAATTACTATTATGGGTGCAAAAAATCTACATTTAGAACACTTAGAAGACGAGA